TAAACTACTAGAGTTCCTTAACCCTATCGGTGAGTGGGAATACCACAAAGCGTGGGAAGAGTGGGGTACAAAGTGGGAAGTCAGAGAAGCTACCGTCGATGGACCTGAAGAGATCGAAGGGGATTACTGGGCATACCTCAGCTTTGATAGTGCGTGGAGTCCACCTATTGCAGCGTATCGTAATGCTCAGGAGATTCACGACATCAAGATATCTGCGTCATACTATGAGCCAGGTATGTGCTTTGTAGGTCTGTTTGATTTAGATGAGGACAGTTGCTACGAAGTAGACTTTACAGATGAGAACTGGTCTGATAGTATACCTACTGATCTAATCTCTGAGTGGGCTTTAGATGATGACTATGAGAACTGGAAAGAATACCAAGAGGAGTATGAAGATGCCTAGTTATAATGATGATCCACGACTGTCACCTCTCAATGATGAACGCAATCGTGTAGCTCGTGCTATTGACGATGCTGATTGGGACGGTGAGTTCGATGAGGCTGATGCTTTACGTCAAGAGCTACGTCACCTTGATGCATTGAATAACAAGGGGGAACTGTATGTTCCAAATTTTTAAAGACCTACTGTTGTACTGCGCCATCGCATTGATGGCGTGGGTTACCTTTGGTCTAGGCTTTGGAGTATTTTAATATGATAGATGATGATGGAGAAGATGATGACCCGACTGATGATGTTACACACTGGGTTGGTAATCTACCTGAGCCGAGTACTGACAGCACTGAGCGTACTGATAAACGTAATCCTCGGAGGACAAAACAATCAGACGTTCAGCGCAAGGAACTACCAGTGGCAGAAGGAAAAGAAACCTAACATTGTGTACTTCATTGATCTTGCGCTGGGGCAAGGACATTGTGTAGAGTGTTGGGCATACTGGAAAGTGAGGAGAAAATGGTGAAGCGTAAACAGCTAGACTTAAAAGGTACTGACAAGCTCAAGGTTGCAGTCGATGCATACTTGCACAGCCCTGCGTTTGCTGAGCTATCTGGTCCGACACAGAAACAGTACGAGACAAGGCTAGCTATGGTGTCTAACACTTACGTGCAAGGCGGCAGACCTATGGGTGAGATGAAGCTCAACAGGATCAGCCTCAAGCACGTAACGTTTGCTTACGACAAATGGCTAAACGATAGTGGCCCTCGTGCTGCTAACTACAATGCTTCGTGCCTGAGTATCGTGCTTAACCTGGCACGTAGGCACGAGGCTATCTTGTACAACCCAGTGTCCCTGCTCAAGCGTAAGACTGACAAGCCTCGCCGTGTGATGTGGTCACGTGAGGATGTGCAACTGTTCCTAGACACAGCGTACTCGCAGTGGTGGTCCAGAAGCATAGGCCTGATCGCACATATGTCATACGAGTGGGGTCAACGTATCGGTGATATGCGTATGCTACAGTGGGATGCTATTGACTTTGACCAAGAGCGTGTAGACATTACACAGTCTAAGCGTGGGGCTGAGGTACATCTGCCTATTGATGATGGGTTACTTCGTATGCTTGAACAACAGAAGGAAGACTTCGGGTTCCAACCCTACGTTGCACCACACGTCAAGCCTAAGAGTGGTAGCTACAACCCATACTCGGAGACTGACATACACAACTACGTCAATCGTGTGAAGGATGCAGCAGGACTTGACCCTGACTTACAAGCACGTGACCTACGCCGTACAGCTATCACTGAGATGGCAGAGGCAGGCGTTGATCTCATAGGTATTATGCAGGTGAGTGGACACCAGAACCCCGCCAGTGTTAAGCCATACCTAGTCAACACATTCAGCGGTGCATCAGCTGCACTAGCTAAACGCAAAGGAATTACTGAATGAATATCAGAGGCTTCCTAGATACACTTAACTTAAAGGATGGAGATTCCCTGCGCCTTGACTGCCCTAGTTGCAGGGGACGTAACACATTCACTTGCTTCAAGGATGGTGGTGACTATGTGTATAACTGTTTCAAGCTAGACTGTAAGCTCAAGGGTGCATACTCTACAGATATGACTGTCGAGGAACTCAAGTTGCGTATGGCTCAGACTAGAAACACTAATCAAAACAAAGAGTTACAGCCCTTAGTTTATCCAGAATATGTAGTGCAACCTACGTCTGATCACGTTTTGTTACAGAAGTTTGTCGATCAGTATGACCTGCATCAGGAGGGCTTGATGTATGACGTGAAGGACAGACGTGCTGTGTTCCCTATCCACTACAACGGTAGGCTACTGGATGCTGTAGGCCGTGCGCTTGATGGTGCTGTACCTAAATGGTATCGCTATTCAGGGCAGGCTGACTTCTTTACTAAGCGAGTGAACCCTGATGCAGATGTAGCTGTGGTAGTTGAGGATGTGATAAGTGCGATAAAAGTGTCACACTTTGCACCCAGCGCAGTAGGGTTTGCCATACTAGGTACATCACTTAATGTTACAATAATGAAACACCTGGGTGAGTTTCGTGAGGTAGTTATAGCGTTAGACAGGGACGCTACACACAAGACCTTGCAATACAAGCGAGAGGTAGAGCTATGGACTGGCCTACCTACAAGAGCATTACTACTTGACGACGACATCAAGTATGGTGTACAAGATGATATAATGAGATTAAAGGAGATGCTATAATGGTTTGGGTTTTAGTTTGGTTTCAAATGACCAACAGTCAAGGCGTAGAGTACTATCAGATAAACAACTACGCTAAGAAAGAAGAATGCATTAAAGCATTAGATGATGCACAAGTATTAGTTACCCATCAGGGTGAAGCAGTAGTTTGTTTAGAGGTAAATGTAAAATGATTGAAGTAAGATACATAGATCATATGGGTTCAGACTTATCTGTAGTTAACGCAGCACGTGTTAGCTTCGGTAAGAAAAGCGAATGGATGCCACGCATACACTACGGTGAGGAGCTAGTGTTGAAAACTAAAGACGCTAAGCTGATCAAGTATCTAGCTAAGCATCAACACAAGTCACCATTCAATCACACGTTTGTTACATTCCACGTCAAGGCACCTATCTTTGTAGCACGTCAGCTTCAGAAACACGAGTATATGCCTTGGAACGAAGTCAGTCGTCGCTACGTCGATGATGAACCAGAGTTCTACGTACCTGATGTATGGCGTGGGCGTAGTGCTGATAAGAAGCAAGGCAGTGAGGGTCAGGTCAAAAGTAACTTTGGTGTTGAATACTATCACGAGAAAGCTTGGCAAGCCTACGATCAGTTGCTTAACGAGGGTGTATCACCAGAGCAAGCACGTATGGTACTGCCACAGTCTATGATGACTGAGTGGTACTGGTCAGGTTCACTGTTCGCCTTTGCAAAGATGTGTAGTCTACGCTTGAAATCAGACACACAAGAAGAGACACAGTTAGTAGCACAGAAGATTGCTTTGACTATGGCTAAGATATACCCTGCATCGTGGGATGCATTAATGGAGTACGCATAGTGGTAGACTTACATTTTATTTACGGTGTGTTAGTTATGTATGGCCTGGGTGCTATACTACTGCTGTACATTACAGATGCAGCTGATGCTGATAGACCTAACGCACACATATGGTTGGCATTAACTTGGCCTTTCATTACAGTGCTAACAGTATTAGAAGACTTAGTACTACGAAGTAGAGGAGACTACGACGATGAGTGAGACAGCGTTACTACGTACCCTGTTAGACAAAGAGTTCTATGACAACCACAAAGGCATACGTTGTCCTGATGAGTTGTTCACTAAAGATATGCGTAAGATCAAGCAAGCCTTGGATCAAGCTATGGATGTATACGATAAGTCAGTCAGCCCTGCTGAACTGGAGTCGTTGTTCTTCACAGCTAATCGTACTATGACTACAGCTAACAAGGAGACATACAAGCAGCTGTTCCAGAAGATTGAGAACGAGCAGCCTATGCACGAGGAGATTGCTACTGAGGTTATGTCTCGTCTGTTTCAACAGCACGTAGGTGAGAAGGTAGCTAACCTTGGGTTCAAGTATGTGAATGGCGAAGAGAATAACTTGGAGT